CCCCTCACCATCAACCGCACCCTCTACCGCGCCATGGTTCTCATCGTCTTCACCGCCGTCCTCCTCATGGCCGTCCAGCTCGCCATGGCCCTGTGCGTCCACTGGGCCGCGCAGTCCGGCGTCACCTCGCGCGAGCCCGTTCAGGTGATCCACTACACTCACGCCGGTTGCGAGGATCGTCCCGCACTCACCGAACCGTTCGGCGAGCCCTCCCCCGAGGAGCATGTGCTCACCCCCGACGGGCACGACACTCCCACCTGGAAGGCGCCCCGCACGCCCAACACCCCCTGAGACTCTCTCTAAGGGGTCTAGAACGTACTAGCAGACCCGAGTCAGTACCCAGTACCAGGGGCGCCCGTTAGGCGCTCAGAACGCCTTACAGCGCCTTGCGCGCCGCTTACACGGCGTGTAGCCTTCAGTACGACAACTCCATAGTCCTCAACCCGCCCCCAACCGGAAGGAACCCCGATCATGAGCGCTCTCGTCGCCACCCCCACAACCCTGATGGGCAGTCGTGGACTCGTCTGGCAGTCCGTGGAGAATCCCCACGCCACCATCTTCATCATCAACCAGGAGACCATCTCCTCTCACACCGGCCCGTTGAAGGGCGTCTGCGAGATCATCGACCGTCTCCTCGGTCTCGGACTCGACCTGTGCTGCTCCGAGGAGGACGAGATCGCCGACTACTGCGACGTCTCCACCCTCGTCCCCGAGGCCATGGTCATGGAACGCCTCCGAGCGTCCGCCTAAGCCGTCCGGAAGCGACTAGAATCGCCCCGTCAGTACCAAGTACCGGCGGGGCGATTTCATGCCCTCAACGGGGCTTACAGGGCCTCGAAGTAGGAGCCCAGTTCCAGACTCCGCAACCACACCTTCGAGTTGGTGCCCTTAACACTCACGCGCATGCGCGCCACCGTCTTCGACGCAGGGGCAACGGCCGAGCACTTCCACGCCACTGGCTGCCAGAACCGCCCGCCCCGCAGCGACTTCGAGTAGTGGGTCATCTCCACGGTCCCCGACGAGTCGTTCTTGTCGGCCAACTCCACCCAGCCCACCACCTGGAAGTCCTCGTCGCACCACATCTCCAGCATGCCGTGGAACATGATCGGGACCGTGGACTCCTGCCACGGCAGTAGCAGCGAGACACCGTCCGCGCCGGCGTTCTTCGCATTCTTCACGTACACACCCGTGGCCGCGTTCCAGTTGTCGCCCTGAAGCCCTTCGACGTCGAAGTAATTCCGATCCGTGTTCCACTGGTACAGGTCGCGCCAGTAGTAGTACGCGCAGACCTTCGAGACCCATTTGGACCTGATGTACTGCGCCGAGTCGTTGGCCGAGGAGGCCATCGTCTCCACCGCCTGGAGCTTCACCTCGTCCGCCTTCAGGCGCTCCATCGCCTGCGTGTACCGCTCATCGATGCGCTTGAACGCCGTGTTCAGATCACGAGCGTCTCCGGTCGGCATCACCACGACGTTCGTCACCGTCACGGCAGTGTTCCCGAGAATGTCGAAGCACACGAACGTGTCGTCGATGGCGGCGACGGGGAGGTGGAACTCCCGCATCGTGAACCCCTTGGGGAACACTGACGAGTAGAACCCGCTCAGGTGGTCGTCACCCCACGAGTTCGTCTTGTGGTTCCAGTAGCGGGGCTTCACGCCGACCCTTGTGGGCTCAGCGCACACCGCGTACACGCGCACCACGTACTCGCAGTTCCGGGGGATCACGATCCCGCTGGTCCCCGAGATGTCGGGAGAACGCACGTACGACGCCTCGACGCACTGCCCCGCCGCAGGCGTCGTGAACGTGCACCCGTCGGACTTCACCTTCGACGTCGGGCACGTACGGTACGAGGAGATCCCCGACAGCACAACATTCTCACTCGCCGGCCCCTGCGGCCCCCGATCACCCTTGGGCCCGGGCGGTCCGACAGGACCCCTAGGACCAGTAGGGCCCTGCGCCCCCGCATCGCCCTTGGGACCGTCGGCGCCCGTCGCACCGGGAAGCCCCATCTCACCCTTGGCCCCTTTCTCACCACGATCACCCTTGGGGCCCTGCGGTCCCATGACGCCCTGCACGCCCCGCAACCCCACCTCACCGCGATCGCCCTTACGACCGCGCGGACCCGTCTCCCCGGGAGGCCCGGGCGGCCCCGCAGGTCCCGCAGGGCCCGCAGGCCCCGGATCACCCTGAATACCCTTGATGCGCCCCTTGAGGATTGCGGTCTGGAGAGCGGTGACCTCCTTGCGGACAGTCGCCATCTCCCCTTCGATCTTCGTCATGTGCAACGGTGCGATTGGGTTCCTGTTGACGAGGTCGCGCAGACGGTTCTCCCCCGCTACGAGCCGATCGTGCACGTCGATGACACTCACCTGCGGGTTCAGGCGCGTCAGCCTCACGTGGCTCGTCCACTCCCGCGGATTCGTGTCGTCGCCCGGCACGATCACCGGCACGTCGAAGACGCCCCGCACCTTCACGGTCGTCGTCTGAACCATCGAACCGCCGCTGTCGGTGACCACGCGGGGATCCGGCGAGACGTGAAGGGTCCCCTCCACGGGGTCGCCGCTCGCGTTCACGAGGTTGCCGGTGATTCTGCCCATTGCCATATCAATCGTCCTCTCCCCTGGTCGGGTTTCCCGGGCCGCGCAGGATGACGGCCACATCACACTCTATTTTCTCAAGACGTTCCATCACACCGGCTCGTCGCGGTACCCCCGGCCTTGCAGGACTACCGTTCCAGTCCTCAAGAAGATTGTCAAGACGGCGCATCAACTTACGCAACCACACACCGAAACCCGTGAGCACTCCTATCGTGGAGCACAACGGGACCAGCATGTCGATATCGATGAAGAACCCGCGATTCACAGCATCACACCCCAGAACATCTCTCTACTCTCCACGCAGTCGAAGCGCATCCGCCCGTTGCGGAACGCCGACCGCATCATCTCCGTGTACGGGTGCGAGCGGGTCAACAATGTCTCACCGTCGTCGGGTCGTACCGCGTAGCACCACCGCCTCGCACCCTTCGGCAGGCGCTTCTGCACCCAATAGTTCCGATCCCTCACCCACACGCTGAACGAGCCGACCCGCGTCCGGATGATACCCGCCACGACGGCGTCCGGCGGTTTCCCGCCCAGTAGTGCGGGCGTGTCGTCGGAGAACTCGTTGTCGATGGCGTACTTCGCGTACTCTGGACTGTTGTCGCGGATGAAGCGCCCGAACCGTGTCGCCGACACCTGCGAGGCGAACACCTCGTTGTCGATGATCTCGCACACCACGTACCCCTTCCCCCGCTTCTGGAACCTTTTCCCCGGGTTCAGGTGCCACTCCACGAAGTACGGGTTCACGCACCGCACGGCGTTGGACAGCATGAGCACGCGCACCCGGTCGTCATTGCGGTCGATGGTGGAGTACAAGTCGAGGAATACGTCCACTTCGCCCGGTAGATAGCGCCTGTTCCCCGTCTCGATGATGAACTCATCGAAGATCATGAGAGTCACCTTAGGGTACGACACGGATTTCAGCGTGGCCGCACTCGACAGTGCGATGAAGTAGCCGATCGTCCTCCACGACGCGTCCTCGTCATCCCGCCGTCGCATCGCGGCGGTGCGCCCACTCACGCGGAACTCGACTTCGGGGAACTCCGCGGCGATGTCGTTGAAGAACGAGCGCACATACTTCAACTCTGTCTTGAACCTTCGTACGTAGACGAACTCTTCGTTCTTGCGGATCGCGTTGCGTATCGCTAGACGCTTCGCCGAGTACGTCTTACCCAGACCGCGCGCACCGACCGCCATGTTGATGATCCCGTTGTGGGACAGCAACCCGTCCAACGAGTAGTAGGAGAACTTCGTGTCAGACATAGCGCCGCAACTCCCACGAGCACGACCCGAACATGGACAAGCTCCCGACGTTTGGCTCGGGGTGCCCGTCCGGGCCCCTAGCCCCGATACTCTCCCAACCACCGTTGCCCCCGGTGCAGTACTCGATGTGCCCTCCCCCACTGTACCACCGGCACACGACAAGGTCGCCCTCCCGCACCTGGTCCGCTGCATCGAAAGGTCCGGAACCCGAGGCCACGACCCAGCCCACTGACGACCCGTAGATCTCCGCCGTGCCGCCGCTGCCGATGTCGATGTTGCAGCATGTCATGTAGAGCCACCAACAGAACCCAGAACAGTCGGTCACACCGGTCTGGTCGGGGTGCAGCCGCGCCTCGTACCACTGATGGTAGGCGAATTTGCCGATCGAATCCCACGCCAGCTTCGTCATGGCCTTGATGCCTTCGCCGACGGGGCCGCCTCCACCACTGCCACCGCCGCCCTGCCCTTCGGAGGACTTGTCCTGCCCTTTGGACGACGCCTTCCAATAGCCGTTGCCGGCCGGGTAGCATCGCGCCTTGGAACCGTCGGAGCACGTCACGGTCAACGACCCGTCGTGAGCCTGTTTGACGTGCTTGATCTTCTTGGCGTCCTTCTCCTTGTCGGCGGCTTCGTTGCCGCGGTGGTCCTGCGAGTCGCCGGGGTTCAACTCGACGCCGCCCGTGTCGAGGCGGGAGATCATGTCGTAGGCGATCTCGTAGCGCTGCCCGACCGCATACCACTCCCCGGAGTATTTGATAGCGGCCGAGATGCTGTCCAGCGTCGCCGGGTGGCCCGCGCCCTGCACGATCCCCGGCAGGATGCGCCCGTAGTTGCCCCACCGGTGCATGACGACGATGAGCATCATGCACGCCTCCGTCTCGGACTCAGGGTCCAATCCAAGTTCCTGGCAGCGGGGTATATAGGAGTTCTCCAAGTCCTCCAACATCTGGGCGTTCTGAATGCGGTGACCGTCGGCCGAGTCTAGCGCCCCCGACAGCGCCGACCGGTCCGCACCCGACAGGAACTGATACTTGCGGGCGCCGATGGTCCACGACCCCTTGCCCTCACCGAGCCACCCGTCAACCGTGGCACCGAACGATGTACCGGACGGGAACCGCATCAGGAGATCATAGGCCCTCCCCTGCGTCCACTGCCCGATGCCCAGCGAGAGCGTGTCCGGGGCACTGATGATGCCGTAGTCTCCACCTGCCTCGACAGTGGCCAGGACCGCAATGATGCATTTCTTGTGCGTGTCGTCGAAAGCCAACATAACCCCTTTTAGACAGAAGGGCGGCGGACTGACAGCAGCCGGTCCGCCGCCCTGGCAGCGTTGCGAGTCAGTGAATCTTGATGTTGCAGGTCTCCTTCTTCATCAGCGTCTTCTTGTCCTCGGGGCCGAGCCCGATGACCTCGATGGTGTAGGCTCCGGGAAGATTCGCCTGGAAGATGGCGGTCACCTGAGACCACATGAGCGCCCCGGTGAAGGCGCCGCCGGTCGGGGCCTGCCAGTTCTTCTGGATACTACCATCCGGGCCGGTAAGTCGCAGACCCCACTGAAGGTCATGCTGGGAGCGCACGTCGTGGTGCAGCTGAGCGACCGCCACGATCACGTCGTTGGCCGACAGTTCGATGGTGCCGCCGAAGACCACGCGTTCCTGGTTCTGGACGAGGTCGATGGTGGTCTGGCCGACACCCCAATCGATTTGCTTGTACCGGGTGCGCACCGTCCTCGCGGCGTCGCCTGCGGCGGTCGCCTTGTTGATGCTGTCACTCAGCGAGGACACGGTCTGAAGGGCGCTCGAAGACGCCTTGGCGGCCTCGTCGGCACGGGTGGACGCCGCCTGCGCCGCGGCCTGCGCCGCGACGGCCTTGTCACTGGCACCGGTGGCCACGAGCCCCGCCTCACGGGCGGTGGAACCCGCTTGGGTAGACGAGTCCAGGGCCTTCGTGGCCTTGTCGAGTGCGCGCGAGGACTCGCCCTTGGCCATGGACGCCTCGTTCAGCGCCGCACTGGTCTGCGTCTTCGCCGTCTTGGAATCCTCGAGGGCGTCGTTGGAGGCCTGGAGCGCGCTGGTCGCGTCACGGGACGCCGCCTTGGACACGCTGATGGCACTGCCCAGCTCCTCATCGATCTTCTGCATGGCGGCGTTGCCGTCGGCCAGGACGTCGTAACGGTCGTTGGCGACGTAGATAGGCAGGCCGAAGTTCTTGGTTTTGTTGGTGGCACTCATCGAATCTTCCTGTTCTGAATATCGTGAATCTGCATGTTCTTCATGTTGTCAGCGGTAGTCTCCAGGAGGCCCTCTCCGGTGCGGGACGCCTCGTACAGGTCGGACAGGACGCGCTGCACGGTGGTGCGCTCACCCGTCCACGGGGAGTAGACGCGCTGCTCGTCGAGGAGTGCGAGGATGTACTTCCCGTTCGTCTGGAGTTCACCGACCGTGTAGGGCCAGTCCCCGATCTCGCCGACGGTGAACCCGTATCGCGCGTAGTCGCTCGCCTTCAGACCGTTGACGAACGCCTGGTTGCACAGGTCCTTGATGAAGTCGTTGATGTCGCAAGTCTCCCCCGACAGCGGGTTGAAGACGACGACACCGTCAGTCTCCAGCCGGCGCTTAACCCACGCAGTCAGCGACTCCTGGAAGAGGCGGAACTCGTCGTCGTATTTCGAGACCATCTCCACCAACTGGTTGCGCAACTGTCGGGGCAGCACGTGGTACTGCTCCAACTCAGCGTGCACATCTCCAATGAGCCTGACGATACGAGTGTTGTAGTCCGCAGCCAGGTTCTGGAGGTTATTGGACAGATTGTCCTTCAAACCTCCATTGACCCACTTGCGGAGTTCCTCCAGAATCTGCAAGTAGGTGTAGCCATCCCTGTATGTGAATGGGACAGTATTCGTCAGCCGGTAGTCACTCGGGATGAGGAGGTAGTCGTCTGTGCGGATAACGTCCTCAGCCTTCCACGGCGCGTCGGGGATGTTCGTCTGAACCTCAGTACCAGAGCCCATAACCGGAGTGTCTCCTTCCTGTGAAGCCGTCGTTGCTGGAGTAGATACCCATGAATAGTGTCTCCAATTCGTCGATGACCATCATATCAACATTCGTGAAAGTAGACCTCCATGAGTCGATGAGAGCGGGGGCGTGCCCCGAGTACCCCCACGAGTGCGTCTCGTTGCCGCTGCCTGCGGAATTCGTGCTGTCGGCGCTCGTCTCCATCAACCCTGTGGACTTGACGTCGTTGGAACCGTCCCCGCTGCTATGATTGTCGCGCGCCGCGGTCGCGTAGTCCTGATTGCCCGAGAGCATCGTCTGCGGCGTCTCAGAATCGACAGTGCGTGCCTTCGTTCTCGTCTCGGACTTCGTGAGGCTGGAGGCCTCATCGGTGCGCTTCTGCGCCGTGGAGGATGACGAGTGTGACTGCGCACTGCTCGTGGAGTGCATATCCTGCGTGGACATAGGGTTGATGTCCGCCATGTAGTTCTCAGCCTGGTACCACTTGTTGTAGTAGGGCATGATCTCGTTCATCTTCGACCTGAGTTGTCGGATGAACATATCAACTGTCTCCAGCCCGATCTCCCGGTACCAGTAGTGATCAAGAATCTTGGCATTCAGGAACTCCCGGTACTGTTCATCGAAGATGGGGTAGTCCGACAACCCGATGTGATCCGCTCCGACCATATTCACGACGTTGCGCAGTTCTATGGTGAAATCAGCCACGTTTGTGCGCCTCCTCCATGTTCGTACTGCCCAGTGCCGGGTTGCCTTCGGTGACGGCGCCCGCAACGGACGACGCCAGCGCGTACTGCGCGGAGTCCACCTCGTCGAGATTCCACTCGCAGGCCACTTCAAGCCCGTACTTCTTGGAGATCTTCTCCGCGGCGCGCACCCGCTCGTTCAGCGCAACGGCTCGCATGGCGAGAACCTGTCCGGACGCTCCTGACGCCTCCTCGACAACCATTCGTTCCTTTTTCTCACTGTTGACGTTCATGATACCGAGCATCGTCAGGCACTCGTTCCAAACACGGACCTTGGCCTCCTGCATGTCCTTGATCTGTCCCGGCTTGTACCCCAGATCGAACATGGAGACCTTGTTGGCGATGTTCTCGGGGGACAACTGCGACGACCCGAAGATCACCGGCTGGCCCTCAATCACCTTGTTGAACGACTCCTCGAACGTCTTCCGCTCGTTGCTGTCAACGGCGAACACGACCGGGTGTCTGGCTGTGAGCATGTTGATCTCGAACGTACGGTCGATCGCTGCCAGTCGTTGCGAGTAGATAGAGACGATTTCGTGGTCCGGGATGCGGGTCTGGTTCGCCCAGATGGGGACGCAGTCCGCGGCCGACAACTGTCGGGAGAACAATTGGTTGCCGTACACTGTGAACCCTGTGGGGTCGTCGTACATATTGACGGCCCCCAGCCCGGACGCTCGCAGTGCGAGGAACTTGTCGAATTCCTCGTCGAAGTAGAACACGGCGAGCGCCTGTTCGAACAATGTCATCTCCAGGTACCGCTCGCTGATGCTGTCGGGCATTCCCGACCACTTGAAGCGGTTGGAGCACATCTCCGTGAGGAGACGCTGATACATGCGGATGAGAGCCTGTTCACGGGCCATCGCAGTGTTCTGCGCGTAGTGCTCCCCGACCGCCACGCCGGCAGTCGTGGGATAGATGTATTCCCCGACGTAGTCGGGCCTCTTACCATGCGCCAATGTGAATCCCCTTCAGTGGCTCGTTGTCCCCAATTTCCTGAGAACCAATAGTGAATTTCTTGTGGTGGACGGTGACACCCTTTTCGAAGATGCCGCGGATGGCCTGTTTGAAGCCTTCAGGGCACGTGGCGGCGCGCAGGTAGCATTCCTTCATCTGCCAGTAGGTGAAGTTCTGCATGCACCTGAAGTCCTTCGGGGGCTTCGTGAAACAGTTCATGGCGTACCCGTAGCGGAGCCAGAACTCCCCGATTCGCCACATGGCGCCGACATTCAGTAGTTTCTGCCTCAGACAGATGGACCAGCCCTCGACGGAGAGGATGAACGCATCTCCTCCGCTCTGACCGCTGGTCGTCGGCTGAATGACCTCAGCGTCCTGCACCTTCGCATTGATGCCCGCGATAGCGTTGGCGTAGTCCCCGTTGGCGGCGAACTTGGCCATCTCCAGGTTGGAGTCCGCGAAGTACTGCGAGTAGGAGTTCTTCAGACCCGTCATGGCGGTGGCCGCCTCGGATTTCATGCGCTGGTTCTCCAGCGCGGTCCCGTACTCGTTGCCCATCGCGTACCCGGCGGTGAGCCCGTTGATGGCCCCGCCGAGGATATTGCCGCCCAACGCAGAACCCACCGCCCCGCCGATGGCGTTCACACCCTGCCGCATGAACCGCTGGTCGGCGTTGTACTGCGTCATCTTCTGGTTGTAGTAGTTGCCCATGGCCGTCATGTCTGAGGCCTGCGCCTGACTGGCCTGCGCCTGCGCGTACTGCGTGCTGGCTCCTCTCAGAGCCTTCTGCTGGCTCCAGTCCGCGCTCTGCCGCTGGTAGGCGATGGAGTGCGCATTACTAGCCATGTAGTTCAGGTAGCTATTGTTCGTCAGAGAGAATGTCGGCAGGTTCGCGAAGCCCGTCATGGCGTCGAAATGCTCGCCGAACCCGTTCCACAGTTCGCGGGGACCCGAATACCTCGAATACTCGTTGTGGTTGTCCACGGTGAACATCACGCGTGGATTAGGTGGCACGACATGCGCCCACTGCGTCACGTTGAACGACACGGAGTTGATCGATTCCGGGCGGATCAACAGCGGCGTCCCGGTGAAAGTCGTGAGCTCATACCACATGTACGGCGCGGTGTAGAATTTCCAAAGATGTTTGTACCTGTCCGGTATCGACGTGTCGGTCCGGAACATATGCGTCAGTTCGATGCTTTTGTTGTTCAGGAAAGCGTCGCCGAAGCCTTTGGTCGCCACGAACACCTCAGCATTGGTGGCCGACTTCCGGCTCTTCTTGTCGCCCGGGTCGGCGTAGGAGACGTCGGGGAGTTTCGTCTTCTTGTCGGCGAGTTTGTCCCACTCGATGATTCCCTTTGGGATGGCGGTAATCGACACGATCCCCGACGACACCCACGGGGCGTGGGAGAGCGCGTCCATCATCGTGGTGAACGAGTCAACGGTCATAGCATAGACACTGCACCCGTTGGGCAGACCCTCACTGATGGAGCCCTTAGCGGTGGTGAACGTCGGATCATCCTCGGTGCCGTAGTCAGACTCCAGGTCGATACTGGAAGTGACGATCACATCGTAGTCGGCAGTGTCGTACTCCTGCCCCTCGTCGGGTGAGGGTGTAGCCGCAATGAATTTCCGCCACGCGTCCCCGACGATGTACTCGTCCCCGACGTCGATGCCTTCCGGCACTGTCAGGTGCATACGCCCGAAATCGGTCCACTGGTCTTCGGCGGCGATGCCGATATGACCGCGCTCCACGTAGCACCTAGAGACCTCGAACTCGTGCATGTAGGACTGCCATACGTCGAGTTGCACGTTCAATTGCGTCGTGTTCGGCGCGATGTACTCGACATCGCGGAGGAAGTAGAAGAACGTGTTCCGGGAATTCACACCGTCGGCGTTGTTGCGGGCGATTACGTAGTTGAACTGGTTCGCCTTGCTGAAGGGCATGTCCACGCGGATCGGGTGACCCTGTTTGAGGTAGGTAAGGTTGTTGATCGTCACCCACGTCTTGTGGCGACCGTGTTTGTTGACGATGGCGTCGAAAGACTGGTCGTAGTCGTCCCACCATACGACGTCGCGGTAGGTGGAGTCCCACGGCACGTTGCACAGAATGATCTGTGTACCCGGCGTCCACACGTTGTGATCGAAGGACATCCCGAAGTCTGCGGGTCTGTCTGCGGGTTCGAGGTAACTCATAATGAAGCAATCATACCGAACCCGCTACATCAAAGTAGAACGAGGCCCCGCGGTCGGACAATCCGCGGGGCCTCACAGTTCACAATCTAGAACATCCCATACTCGGCTCTGAGAGATCCCCTTCCAGGTTGGTTGTCCCCTAGTGGGGCTGACAGGACGATCGTACACACATCTTGTGTTCGCCGTCAACACCCGGACCTTCGACGACGACACTCAACCGGCCCGGGCGGTTGCAACGACGCTGCAACACGGTCAGCGTACAACACGACGGCCCCGCCGCAACACCATCGTCGCAGCGGGACCGTCGCCCCCTCAACACACTTCCGCTCGCCTAGGAAGTGGTCCTAGTATATCACGCCTTCGGCCACAGAGCCTTGGACGGAGTGATCCTGATCGGCCACTCGAATTCGCCGCCGGCTTTCTTACCACCGTCCGCAGCCTTCAGCGTACCGCCTCCGGTGATCTTGCCACCGATCTTGATAGTGGTGGAGGTCTCATCGGCCGCGATGACGATCGTCCCATCGTTGTAGACGCGGGTGCGGTCACTGGCGTTGTCCTTCACCCAGAAATCCACCGGGATCTCAGCGCCATCCGGGAGGTTGGTGCCGACGACGGTGTAGGAGACGTACCCGTTCTCACCGGCCTTCAGCCTACCAGTCTCGGTGTCGGCGTACGAAGTGCCATCGGCGTGACGGACGGCGTCCGCCTTGAGCTCCAGGTTGGTCGGACCCGCGACAACCTTATCGTCACCCGCACCCGTCCAGAACTTCACCGCCGGGACAAACAGGGACGCGGAGATGATCTCGTGATGGTGCAGCCAGTAGTTGGTGTTCAGAGCGGCCGGGTTGTACATGGAGGTGTTCTCCAGCAGAGTGTCGCACACGACGAAGAAATCTTTGGTGGTCAGGATCGCCTGCGTCTTCTCATCTCCGAGGAGGTAGCGGGGGATCTCGACGATGTTCTCGGTCATGATCTGCTTGTCGAGGTTGAACGCGGCAGCCCACGCATCGACATTGACACTCGCCATGGTCTCCGGAGAGGTCAGGAGAACGAGATTCTCGCGCGACCCCCACGTCGGCATGCGCGACGGCGTGTACTTGGTGTCCAGGAACTGGAGGTTGCCGGCAGTCGCCTGAACTTTCTTGATGAACGTCCTCACGTCGCCGTCCGGGGCGCCGAGACCCTGAATATCCGGAACCTGAATGTGGAAGAACCCGCCCTTATCCTCGTACTTGGGGAGGAGGGAGCACATGAGGAGGAACTCGTCCCACGCGTCAGAGGTGATAGGCGACTGGAGTATCTGGTTGACGAACTTCGACAGTCCGTCGGGCTCCAGGAACGCACGACGCAGGACGATGTCATTGACCGAGATCTTGTATTTGTCCTTGCGGCTGACGGTGTGGAACTGCGACTGCACGTCGGGCTTGGAGACACCGAAGACCTCCCCCTCCAGAGCATCGCGTTCCTCGTTGTACCCATACGCCTTGATGAGACCGACCTGAGCCTCCTCGATGGAGGAGCCGTAGGTGAGTGTATTCCGCTTGAACTTCGCCAGCGGGTTCTGCCAGACGACATCGCGTGTGACGTACGACCCGACGCGGTTGATGAGCGCGTCGCAGAACTCGTTCCATGCGGGCCGGTAGTTCGTCAGGTTGGTGAGCGCCTCATCGACGTTCGCCTTGGTGACGTCCGGAATGCGCCGCTGGTAGTCGCTGGACGCGTCGTAGCGGATCCGGTTGAGCATGTCCACGTTGTTGAACGGGCGGGGCTTCTGCGGTCCTGCCATGGTTACTCACTCTCCTGCTTGAAGAAATCATCGATACCCCGGCCGCCTTCCGACTCGGAGTCGTCCTGTTTATCGTCTCCGGTGACGCCAACCTGCGTCATCAGATCATACGCCTTGCTCTTGAGACCCGACACGGTGTCATTGAGTCCGCTGATAGTCGAGTTCAGACCGTCGTTCTCCTTGACGAGAGAATCGATCTTGGCCGTTGCGTTGTCGAAGTTCTCGCTCACCGTGTCATAGGCGCCCTGAAGGTTGTCGTAAATATCCTCCGGAAGCCCCTCCTCAGGTGGGTTCCTCAGCGTGTCGAGGAGTCCATGAAAGTCCATAACCTCTCCTTTGGTATGAAGGTACGAGGCCAGGATAACAAACACCGGTCACCGTCCGACGGTGCCAGGGGCTACCAACCCAGTAGGGGAGTGCAGGGTCTCATCCCGTGGCGTGCACTCCTCCTCATACACCGCCGGGCGGCCCGGCGTACTCGTACCGGAACGATGTCTCCATGAGGAGTGTTCCACCTTTCACGGTGCGTGGTACTAGTTTACCATTGAGCACCATGTCGCCCAGCATGTCGTCCACCGTCACTTCATCCAGTATCTTCTCCGGTGCACCGGCCATGTGTATGACATGTTTCCCGTCGATGACCTCGCCGTACTGTTTGGAGCGGTTGTAGACGCCATAGGAGAACGACGACTCGTGCTTCCAGGCTCCCAGACGAGTGGGGTGGACGTCCAGGCCAGGAACATCGTAGTCGCCCTCGACGTGGAGGGAATCAGTATCGGCGTACAGGAAACGCTCACCACACATAATGGCGGAGCGGATGACGCGGTCGCGGGCTATCGAGGTGACGAACACGGCCAACGGAACGTAGTTGGGCTCATCCTCAGTCGAGGGTCCCGGCACGTAGTGCACGTCGCCGTTCTCATCGATGACGGGCGTGCGCGAGCCGAGAGAGGGCGCGTTGCCGAACTTTCCATAGAGGCTGTTCAGGTGGAGTTTAGCCATCTGTTTCTTCACACCACTGGAGTTCTCCTTGATCCTGCCCCATTTCTCGATGTACGCGTCGAAGACGTGCGTGCATGTGTTGAAGGTGTAGCACCACTGGAGCGCCTCGATTTCGAAGGTGTACATCTCCTGGAAGAGAGCGTAGTCGATGTTCGTGAAGGAGAGTGTGACACTATCACCCGTTTTCAGGTGTTCACTACCGCGGTAGCCGGGGGTGTTCTTCAACTGGATGCACGGGATGGCGCTGGGTTTGAGACGGAACGACACGGTGGCCCTGGCCACCCAGTACCCCTCGTCGGGGAGCCCGCCATGGTAGGGGGCCGGTTTGCCGCACGGCATCGGCTCGTCGCGTAGGATCGACGGGTACATGGAATTGACGTCGTAGGTGCGCCCGGGCCCCGACATGTACCCCTCCTTGCCGACGGCCACCGCGGTGAACCCTCCACGATACGCGGAACGGATGGCGGCGTCGTCGCGGTCGTTGAGTCGGGGGAAGATGTTACGCCAGATACCGCCGTTCTTGAACCGCGTACCGTCCTTCTTCGTGAATGTGAGTGTGTCCTTCCAGTCGTTGAACGCCAACGATGAGATGGTCAGTTTGCTCACCCCGACGATGTGGAGGGCGTTGGAGACGATCATGACATCGCGCTTCTGGTAGTCCAACTCAGCCTCGGTGGGAGAGTACCCGACGGGTCGGACCTTGTCGTAGTCGATGTCACCCTTCGTGATCCGCTCACCCATTTCCCCGAGATCCTTGACACTGACGGGAAGCAGTTTGTACGAGTCCCTGAACTCGACGATGCGACCGCGCCTAGCATTCCACACAATCTTGTACCACTGCCCCATGTCGGAGATGATGGTGCGGAACTCGCCCACCTTCAGAGCATGCGGCGGCTCCAGGTCGATGCAGCGCTTACCAGTGCGCAGAAGGTAGTCCACGATGAAATGGCCATCGAACTTCAGGTTGTGGAAGAAGACGTTGACAGAGCGTTCCTGACCGGATACGTACTCCATGAAGGACTCTATGGTGAACCCGTCCTGGTACTCATCGTCCTCAACATGGTTGCCATTCCACCGCGCGGCTCCCCAGCACCACACGTGCGAGTCGGTGGTGTTTGGGGCGTCACGAGAGGTCTCAAAATCGGCGACGATCACGAGGCGTTGCCTCCTCCGCTTCTGTGTCACTGCAATTCAAGGGCATTGACGTCCTCGAGGTAGGTGAGGAAAGACTCCTCGGCCTCGTTGGCGATCATTGCCGACGTCTCGCTGTCGTCGGCTCTACCCATGATCACGTAGAGCTCGTGGAGCCTGTCGAAGAACGCATCGTCGTGCTGCACGGCGAATGCGAGTTTCCTGGCATCGACCTTGGCGATGGCCTCCCGTGCGGTATCCGACAGATAGGGGAGCATACCCTCCAGCGATGCCTGGTTGGCCTCCGAGAGGGTGGTGAGGGCTCGAGCCCCCGACATGGAGGAGATCTTGTCCAGCAGTTTCTGTGCGCCCTTAGGGGTGAGGCTGGCAGGGGTGGGCGCCTTGTACTGTTTCAGGTCCCACCCTCCCGCGTCACTAGGGTAACTGCTCTTCCTGACTTCGGAGTCGTACTCGCCCACGGTGCGGTTCAGCCACGGCACGTACACGTCGCGGTTGCCCTCGACGATGTCGGCCTTGCGTTTGTTGTTGGCAAGGTTCGCACGAATCAGGCTGCGCATCGTCTGCGCGGTGATGATGGTGCCGTTCATCCCCTTGAAGTAGCCGACGGTGGGGGTGTTGAACCCCTTCAGACGCTCCAGGTACATCTCCAGCCGTTTGCGGCCGTAACTCTTGGAGTTCCTGAGCGGGTCGTACTCACTGCCCGCGATGTCCACACCGTAGTGGGGGAGTGTACGGCCCTTGCGCGGGTTGTAGTTCCCCTTCTTCAGTTCCGCGGCGGTGGGCACGATCTCCGACAGAACACTGCGCCTGCCGAGCGGGTTGTAGGTCCCCGCCTTGATGCGGGCCATCTTGCGACGGGCGCGCTCCTCCTCCTTGGCGACGGCGGCTCGAAGTTGTGAGAGGTTTGATGGCATGATATACTACTTCGTGTTGATCTGACCGGGCGCCGGGGTTCTAGTGGAACCCCGGCGCCTTCATATTAGCAAAGGTGCAGTCGGCGTTGGGACTTGTGGTAGTAGTCCTGGATACGGAACGTGTCCCCCGACTTGAGCGTGCGTTCCTTGAACTCACGGTAGAGGTAGTTCGAGTACGACACGTAGACGTGGTACTTGCCGTCCGAGTCCTTGCACCTGACGGTCACTACATGCCTGTCGTCATCGAACGAGAGGTCGCAGACGGTGTGGTCGCCGCACTCGATGTAGCGGATAGGCGTCGCGCAGATCATGACACGGGCCTCACGCGCTCAATGCCCAGTGGGCCGACCATGGTCAGTGCGTTGTAGACGAGCGGTCGCTGGAACCTCGTACTGAGTGTCACCTCCGACACCGGGTTGAGCGTGCCGCGCCGCTTCATGGTGATGGAGGTGCGGGTGTCGCTGTTGACGGTGGTGATGGTATAGTGCTCGTTGGCGTAGTCGAAATCGCCTTGGAACCCGTTGTCGAGTTCCACCCACTTGATGTCCACGTGATCGCCGCCGTTGATCATGATATTGTCGATGTAAACGCTGCGGACGGTGGCCTGTGGGTAGAACATGCGCATCAAGTACTGAATCACCTTGCCGGTGTCGGTCTCCTTGGCGATCTCACCTCTACCGGTGGCAATGTCCTCTGGAGGGTTGATGAAGATGGCTCCGCCATCCATGCGGATGGCGTACTCCTGCCCGCGGATCTCTATCTCGGAGCGCCACTGGTAGGCGCTGACGTAGTCGGTGGTGACGGTCCCCATCTCGGGGCCGCCGTAGTCGATGGTGTACTGGTTGATCACTTGGTGTTCCTCCTGACTGAGTCGATGATGTTAGGCGTGGTGCGCTCGTAATAGCGCCTGCCGCGAACGCTGAAGGCGGTGTAGCACTCCTCCAGCACGGCGGGTATGTCGGTGCTCCCCTCGACGTTCCCGGCGATGATGGCGGTGACCAGTTCCGTGATGACCTCGTCGCGTGTGAGGCTCATTGCGCGCACCCCCTGAAGAATGCGGCTGCGACGAAACAGGCGGCAGCGACCGCGTAGAGCTTGTTGGGCGCCGTCGGGTCGTAAGCGGCCGAGATCATGCCGAGCAGGATCGCGAGACCCATGAGTACGAGGAAGAGCGCGGCGACGGCGAAGAGGAAACCCGCTCTGACGTTCATGACTCATCCTCCGGTGCATCGGCGGTTGTCGTACCGCCCTTGATAATGATCCCGGCATGCGCAGCGCGACACATCTTTCGAACATCCGCCTCCAAAGCTGATGTCGAGATAGTCGCGGGCGCGGTATCGTGCTCGTTACTCATGTTGTTCTCCTTCCATAGCGTGCTGTAAGGCCCGTAGACGGCCTCTAAGGGTCTCTCCAGTGTCTCGTACTGGCTAGGGGCTGAAAACGTCTCAGATTGGCTTACAACGCGTCTGAGCGTGCTTCTCCAATTCCGCGAGAGCCTCCTTGAATGGTCCAACAAGAACGTTACCGGTCTCGACGGCGGTGACAACGCTCAAGATCGCCTTGTAGTGGGACTCGTTGAGCATCTCGACGCAGCACCACTGGGAGATGCCCATGGACCTCGCCGTCTTGCACCCCACACGCAGGCACATGAGGCCGGACTTGCGGACGGCTTCGTTGAGGGTGACGTCGTCACCGAAGGCCGCGATCTTCTGGAGCGAGACGAGTGTGTTGCGCTCCACGACGACGAAGCGCCATCCGCCGTCAGAGATGATGCGGCGGTCGTACGAACCGCCTTCACCGCGAACGGTATCGACGACATCGAATTCGAC